TGGTTCAATCAGTGGAATAACTAGAGGTTCTAATCCAAAGAATTATCTAGTTGGAACTCCTGTCTATAAGTATGAATTTGCAGGTGTTTCTCTTAGAAGAATCAATAAAACACATTCTCTGAGTGACGTAACTGTAGCAAATCCAATTACCTTTGACTCATATAACATTAAACTTGATATGACCTCTAGTGGAGTTGCTAGAACAGATGGCGTAAGTTTCCCCAAACTTTATGTCGATCAAACAAAATCGGCAGGTGGATTTAACATAAGAGCAACTCAAAACATGCCTTTTGAAATTATTACTCCAATGATTCAGAACATTACAGTTTCTGGAACAAATGTTACCGCTGAAATGAGAACTGTTTCTGGAACAAGTCTTGGAGATGGGTCTGGAGAAGGTTCTGATGTTCCTTTTGCTAACAAAGGTTATGAGGCAATTACACTAAACAAATCAAATTATTTAACTTCACCTAGATTAATTGCATCCAGAATCAACGAAACTACCAATTCTTCCATTCAGAATTTCCCTGGAGATAGATCATTTAATATTAAACTGGCATTAAGTTCAGTTGATACTCGCCTATCCCCTATTATTGATGTTCAGAGAATGAATGCAATCCTAACTTCAAACCGTGTTAATAATCCAATCACTGACTATGCGAAAGATAATAGAGTAAATACGATCAATGAAGATCCAAATGCTTGCCAATATATTTCGAAAGAAAATGTTTTAGAAACCTCTGCTTCATCGATTAAAATTATTCTTTCTGCACATGTTAACACATATTCTGATATAAGAGCTTTCTATGCAGTAAGTGATAGTGAAAACTTTAATCCAATATTTGTTCCTTTCCCTGGATATGATAATCTGAATACAAAAGGTGAGATTATTAGTTTCTCGGATAGCAATGGTAGACCCGACAACTACGTCACACTTTCTGATGTAGGAGGATTTACCCCACAAGATCTTTCTTACAGAGAATATACTTTTACTGCAAATGATTTACCTGCATTTAGATCGTACAGAATTAAATTAGTTCTTACGTCGTCAAATCAAGCGTATGTTCCTAGAGTCAGAGAATTAAGAGTTATAACTCTTGCATAATATGGAATACGTAAAAGTAAAGGGTCATGATCATTTTGTCAGAGATCCAAGAACGAACGCAATTATCAACACCAATAAGTCACAATACAATGAATACCTTTTACATAAGGAATCGAAAGTTAAAGAGCAACAAAAGATACAAGAACTTGAGAAAAATGTTGCTAATATGAAAGATGACTTAAATGAAATTAAATCTTTATTGAGGAGTTTGATCAATGGATCCTGATAAAATTCAACTTGAAAATTTGAGCAAAAGTTTTGAATATTTTAAAGTATCTTCTGAGATAGATAGTTTAGATAATATTAATGACGTGAAAAACATTGCAAAATGTTATTATAAACTTTATCTAAAACAACAAGAAGTTGTTGCTAATCTAGGAGTTGTAGATGTCCAATAAAAAAATTACATTTGATCCAGAATCAGGTGTATCCTATCCAGTTAATTTAATAATCAATACTGGTGCGACATTTAAAGCTAGTTTTGACGTTGTAAGTGTTGCAAACACTGCTTTTAACTTTACTGGATACACCGGATCATCTCAGATGACAAAAAGTGTTTCTATTGGTTCAACTTCTTATCCTGTGGCTACATTTGCTGTTGGTTTTACAAGTGCTGCTAGAGGAAAATTTAATATCTCTTTAGGATCCACAACAACTAGATCTTTAACAGAGGGAAGATACATTTATGATATTTTGGTTAGCTCAGGATCTACAGTATATCGAATTGTAGATGGTATGATATTAGTTAAACCAGGAATCTCGTCCGCACCATAAATATTTCAAGAGGATTGTATAAATGGCGCAACCATCTAGTAGACAAGAACTCATAAATTACTGCAAAAGAAAACTGGGAGCTCCAGTTTTAGAAATTAACGTGGCTGATGAACAAATAGAGGATCTTGTTGATGATGCCATTCAATTTTTCCAAGAGAGGCATTTTGATGGTGTATACCCGACTTTTTATAAGTATAAAATAACTCAAAATGATATTGATAGAGGAAGAGCGCCAGGGAATAATTCTGTAGTTGGTTTAACAACTGTCACTGCAACAGCTACAATTGCTGGCACTGCAACAACTTTCTCATACACAGAGAACAGTAATTATCTACAAATGCCACCAAATGTGATTGGTGTCAATAAAATATTCCATTTTGATGGATCTAATACAATTACACACAATATGTTTAGTGTGAAATATCAGTTGTTTTTAAATGATGTTTATTACTGGGGGACAACTGAATTATTATCATACGCAATGGTAAAGTCATACCTTGAAGATTTGGACTTTTTGTTGACTACACAAAAACAAATTAGATTTAATAAAAGACAGGATAGATTATATTTAGATATTGATTGGGGATCAGTAACAGAAGGTCAATATTTTATTATCGATTGTTACAGCACACTTGATCCTAATGATTACTCTAGAGTTTGGAACGATTCATTTTTAAAACCATATTTGACTTCGTTGATTAAACGTCAGTGGGGGCAAAATATGATGAAATTTACTGGCGTAAAATTACCTGGCGGTGTTGAATTAAACGGAAGACAAATGTATGATGATGCACAAAGAGAAATTGATATTATTATGGAAAAAATGTCTAATACTTATGAGTTGCCACCTTTGGATATGATAGGATAATTATATGTTAAATCCATATTTTCTGCAAGGTTCTTCTGGAGAGCAAAGTCTTGTTCAAGATTTAATTAATGAACAGTTGAGAATGTATGGTGTAGAAATTTATTATTTGCCTAGAAAATATCTCACAGAAAAAACAGTAATAAGAGAAGTTATTCAATCAAAGTTTGATGATGCTTATCCTCTAGAGGCATATATTGATAATTATGAGGGATATGCAGACAATCCAACAATTTTATCAAAATTTGGTATTCAAGCAACAAATGAAATAAATTTAACTATTTCAATAGAAAGATTCGAAACTTATATTTCACCTCTTATTAAAAACGAATTGAACATAAAACTCTCAACAAGACCTAAAGAAGGCGACTTAGTTTATTTTCCTTTAGGTGATAGGCTTTTTGAAATTAAATATGTTGAACATGAAAAACCTTTTTATCAATTGCAGGGAAATTATACTTATGACTTAAGATGTGAACTATTCAGATATGAAGATGAAGTAATAGACACAGGTGTTGATGTTATTGATGATACATTATCTGATATTGATGGTGTTGATGGTGGAACAATTTTAATAGGATCATCTATACAAAAATTAACTGTTGTTGGTGTAGGAATAACTGCAACTGCAACAACCATGGTTGTTAATGGTGGTATTAAGTTTATCAATGTTACAAATAGAGGAGGTGGATATACAAGCACACCTACAGTTGGTATATCTTCAGCACCCGTTGGTGGAATTACTGGAACTGCGATTGCAACAATGATTAGTGGTATAGTTGTTTGTAACGATAACGTCAATCCAGCAGCACAGTCTGTTCAAAGTGTAAGATTAGTAAATCCCGGTGCCGGTTACACATCTGCACCTGGAATTAGATTTATTGGTGGTGGTGGCGGTGGAGCAGCTGCAACTTCTGTGATTGAAAATGGTATTGTTGGTGTGATAACAGTTACAAGTGGTGGTTCTGGTTATACACTTTCCCCAACAATAACCTTTAGTGGAATCTCTACGGTTTCTGCTGCTGCTACAGCGATAGTTAGTGCTGCGGGAACCATTTCAGCAATTTATATAACTAACGCTGGAGCAGGATACACTCAAGCACCTATTGTCACTATTTCTTCTCCATCATCAACATCTATAGGAGATTTTATTTTCAACGAAATTGTTACCGGATCAACAAGTGGAGTAACTGCAAGAGTAAGATCTTGGAATTCTGGTACTAATGAACTTGAAGTTTATAATGTAACAGGATCTTTTAACATAGGAGAAAGTATTGTTGGATCAACCTCTGGGGCATCACATGAAGTAAGATTAATAGATACATATCCAATTGATGATGGATATGCTGATAACGAAGGAATAGAAACTGAAGCAGATTTAATCGTTGACTTTACGGAAAGAAATCCATTTGGTCAACCATAAACATAAATAATTTTTATTACTAATCAATTTGCAAGTGTAACAATGTTTGAATATTTTTATCACGAGATATTGAGAAAAACTGTGATTGCTTTTGGCACACTTTTTAACAATATCTCAATTCAGCATACCAATGCTTCAGATCAAGTAACTAGTATTATAAAAGTTCCACTTGCATATGGACCAACGCAAAAATTTCTTGCAAGATTAGAACAGTCACCCGATCTTAATAAATCAGTTCAAATAACATTACCAAGAATGTCATTTGAGTTTACTGGCATTACTTATGACCCAACTAGAAAAGTAACAACAACACAACAATTTACAGTAGCTGATTCAACAAATAAAACTGTAGTAAAAAAATCTTATATGCCAGTTCCATATAATATGCAATTTGAGTTGAGCATTATGTCAAAATTAAATGATGATGCTCTACAAATTGTTGAGCAAATTTTGCCATATTTCCAACCATCATACAATTTAACAGTTAATCTTGTAGAGGGAATTAACGAAAAAAAAGATATTCCAATTGTTTTGGAAAACATCACCATGCAAGATGATTATGAAGGAAACTTCACGACTCGTAGAGTTTTAATTTACACTTTAAGATTTACTGCAAAAACTTATCTATTTGGACCTGTTTCTACAGCAACTACAGATATTATCAAGAAAACTACAATCAGTTATCTTACAGGTACAGATACCACGAATACATCAAGAGAAGTTGTTTATACTGCAGAACCAAGAGCAATCAAAAATTATACAGGAACTGTTTTAACAAACTTAGCAAAAGATATCTCAATAACAGATACAATCATTCAATTAAACGATGCTAGTTCAATTACAAATAAAACGTACCTAGACATTGAAGGTGAAGAAGTTTATGTAACTTATATAAGTGGTAATTCAATTACCGTTGAAAGAGGAAAAGATGCAACAACAGTTACCACTCACCTAGCAGGTGCTCCAGTTAAATCTATTACCTCAGCAGACAATAATCTAATAGAGTTTGGAGATGATTTTGGATTTAGTGGTACTACAAATTAAAAATTATGAAAATGACAAAAAAGTATAAAGAATTAAATGATGCATTTAATGTAGACTCAGAAATTGTTTCAACAAAATCTGAAAGTTCTGATATTGAACTTGCATCGGTAAATGAACTAAATGATGACATTCGAAAAGATTATGAATATACAAGAGGAAATTTATACTCTTTAATTGAAAAAGGTCAAGAAGCTATTAATGGTATTCTTGAATTAGCACAAGAAAGCGAAATGCCGAGAGCATATGAAGTTGCTGGGCAATTGATAAAGAGTGTTGCTGATGCAACAGACAAATTAATGGAGTTGCAGAAAAAATTAAAAGACGTTAATGAAGATGCAAGGTCAAAAGCACCAACAAATGTTACAAATGCATTGTTTGTAGGATCAACTGCTGAACTTGCAAAACTTTTAAAAAATCAAACAGATACTACAGATAAAGCATAAAATTTTGATATTATGTGTTTATCATAAATAATTTTTAAGGCAATATTGCTTACTTTTTCTTTTGATGAATAAAAAAATAAAATCTCCATCGCAATTGTTTGAAGAAGAGAGACTTATTGCTGTTAAGGCTCTTGAAGAGTTTGAGCGTCAAAAGGAATTAGATGAGCAAGAAAAAGAATTAAATAAAAAAATAAAGTCACCGAAAGAAATATTCAAAGGAAGTATAGTAGAGCAATATATTCAGCAGCAAGAAGAAGAACAATATATTATTGAAGAAGAAATAGTTATAGATCCAATACAGGAATTGCAGGAAAAAATTTTATCAATTCCTTTACCAAAGTATTATGATGAAGACATCAAAACTTTAAAAACTAATTTAAAGGAAGTCAAAAGAAGCATTCCAGAATTTAAAGAGTTTGATCCATCAGACTTGTATGAAAAAATAACCTCTTTAAGAAATTTAATTGAAAAGGTTAGATCTGAAATACCTGAACAAATTTCATATGATGATCAATTAATTGATTTAGCAGAGTGTATCATTACTGTTAAAGAATCAATTCCTGAAATACCAGAAATAAAGTATTATGATGATCAACTAGATCATATTTTAACTTTAATTGAAAACGTTAGGAATGAAATTCCTGTTGTTCCTGAAATAAGATACTACGATAAGCAAATACGTGATTTAGAAAACAAGATCTTATTATTACCCGAAGTAAAGTATTATGATGAAGATATTCAAAGACTAGAAGAAACTATTGATTTAGTAAAATCAGAAATTCCTGAAATACCGCAAATAAAGTATTATGATGATCAAATAGAAAAACTTCAAGAAAATATTGATTTAGTAAAATCAGAATTTCCAGAAGTAAAATATTACGATCAAGACATTCAAAGACTACAGGAAAACATTGATAAAGTAAAATCAGAAATACCATCAATTCCAGAATTTCCAGAAGTAAAGTATTATGATAAAGATATTCAAAGGTTAGAGGAAAGCATTGATTTAGTAAAATCAGAAATTCCTGTATTAGAACCGTTTCCAAAAGTAAAGTATTACGATGAAGATATTCAAAATTTAACTTCAAAGATTAATGAGATTCAAGACAAATTAATATCTCATAAAATAAAAGAAGTAGAAGACATTAAAAATTTATATGATTCATTTAATGATAAAGGTAAAGATATTGAAAATAAAATTTCTTATTTTGAAGAAGTATTAGAAAAATTTAATGAAGAAACTCTTATTAATGAATCAATAATAAATGAACCTCCAGAAACAAAAACATCTGATCCACTTACTCCATTAGATCAAAATTTTGTAACTTTAGATCAACTAAAAGAACATTACAGACTATTCATTAATAGAATCCAACAACAACTTGCCTCATTAGGAGGCGGTGGAGAAACACGTCTGGAATTTTTAGATGATATTGACAGAGATACTGCTAAAACAAATAATTATTATTTAAAATATGATGCATCATTAGGTAAATGGATAGGAGATGCTGGTAGTGGAGGAGGTGGAGGAGGTTCACAAACTTTAGATCAAACTTTAATTTTAGGAAACACATCTTCATTGGGAATGAATGTAGGTGTTATAACCGCTAGTTCTTTTATAGGTAATGGATCGTCACTAACTAATTTGCAATATTCGACTTTAAGTGGTATTGCAACCTATGCATCAGTGGCAGGAGTTTCTACATTAGCAACAACATCTGGATATGCAAGCACTGCTGGTATTTCAACAGTTTCTCAAGGTCTTGTCGGAACTCCAAATATAACAGTTGGTATAATCACTGCAACTTCTTTAGGTTTAGGTGCTGGAAGCATAATTTCTGGAGTGGTCACTACAACCACAATAACAGAAACTTCAATTTCTTCTTTAAACGCAAGTGTTTTCAGATCAGCGACATATCAAATACAAGTTACTGAAGGATCAAATTATAACATGACAACTATTAACGTCATTCATGATGGATCTACAACATATATGGCAGAGTATGGAACTATTAACCAACCGGTTGGAATCGCTACTTTTTCAACTGATATAGATTCTGGATTTTTAAGACTTCTTACATATCCTAGTTCTTCAAATAGTACAACTTTTAAAGTTATTCTCACTGCAATAACAACATGAAAACATTTAAACAATTTCAAGAAGATTGGAGTAATAAATATAAAAAGAGTATTGATTGCTCAAATCCAAAAGGATTTTCTCAACGCGCTCATTGTGCGGGAAGAAAAAAAAGAGCAAAAGGTGAGCAGACTAAATCAAAACCAGTTGAGTAATGCAAAAGTTAAAGACACATAAAACGGTTGAGCAAATTGCTAAGAAGCATCGTCTTGATGTGTCTTTTATACAAAAGCAACTTGATATGGGCGAACCGATTGAACATGAACATACAAAAGATCATGATTTGGCAAAAGATATTGCACTCCAACATTTAGATGAAATTCCAGATTACTATACTCGTTTGAAAAAAATGGAATCGGATGCTAAAAAACATCATAAAAAGTTTAAAGATGTAAATGTAAACGAAGAGGGTCTTCGTGATTGGTTTAGTAAGTCCAAATCAAAAGATGGAAAACCTGGATGGGTAAACGTTGTTACTGGTGGAACTTGTGCAAGTGATGAATCAGGAGAAGGAACTCCTAAGTGTGTCTCTTCTGCAAAAAGAGCATCGATGACTCCTGCAGAAAGACGCTCCGCCGCAAGAAGAAAAAAAGCAGCAGATCCGGGACAACAACAAAAAACAGGTGCTGCAAAACCAACATATGTCTCTACAGATAAACCTAAAAAGAAAATGAACGAAGAAGCAGACAAAAAAGGTAAAAGCAGTGGCAAAAAAGATGCTTGTTACCACAAAGTAAAGTCAAGATATAGCGTTTGGCCAAGTGCATATGCATCAGGGGCACTGGTCAAGTGCCGTAAAGTTGGTGCCGATAATTGGGGAACCAAATCAGAAGCAACTGAAGAGCAAAGATATTGTCCATTATGCGACAAAAGAGAAAGCAGATCCGAATGTTCTTATGGCGGAAAAGCATGGGACAAAGTTTCAATCAAAGACCATGAATATTCAATGGCAAGATCTGAACTTAAAACTATCGCTGATGCGGTGAAAAAATTGCAAATGAAAGTTGGAAAAGGTGAAGGTGATCTTGAGGCATGGGTGCAGTCAAAAATTACCAAAGCAGCAGATTACATTGATACTGCAGCAGATTATGTTGCAAGTGGAGAAATGGAAGAGCAAAAGTTAGTCGATAAAATTATGGATGAAATGAAGTGTTGGCCTGGATATAAGAAAAAAGGAACACAGACTCTTTTTGGTAAAAAGTATAATCGTTGTGTTAAAGCAGAAAACGTGTCTATTGAAGATGCGAATGGAAATACTTTTGCAGAAGTCATTGATTTGATCAAACCAGAACCAATTCAAGGCACAGCGTCAAAACCAGAAAAAGTTGAAGAAATGGTTAGACTTCAGTCAGAAAGTGGTAATGTAATTGGTATCACTCTCATGTGGAGAGGAAAGTATTATGTAATTCAAATGTTCTTTCCACAAGCAAAGTTACCAAGTCGCCAAGATATTAACGCAGAAATTCAAAAAGTCTATCCAGATTCTAAATTAGTCCATTATTCTGTGTCTGAAATTCAACCAGGTCAACCAATTATTAGAATTGGTTATCAAGGTGGAAATGCTGCTACTCCTGGTCCATCTAAAAAATATGTAAAACCATATGGCGAACAAGTAGAGTTTCAAGAAGATTGGCAATCAGTGAATCGTAAAGATAAGACTGATGGTTTAAGTCAAAAAGCAGTAGATGCTTATCGTCGTGAAAATCCAGGT